GTGTTGGTAGCGGAACCCACAGAGATTTGCCCCGTCCCCGCAGTAATGCCCCCATGCTACTCATAATGGACGGTTTCCTCTCGACTGGTTACAGCGTCGGTGTGCTGCTGCTAGTGGGCTATCGGGTGACCCCGCAATCAAATGGTCAGCTTCAATCTTGTCGCCTTCGAGGAACGCCTGTCTACAAATGTGGCAATGAGTGGCGGTGTCACGAATCAGCTTGGCCTGCTTGCGGTAAGCGTAGTTGTATAGCTCAGCCTTCCTCGCCCGTCGGGTGGGATCAGTAGCTCGTGCACCCTGACTACGGTTTCTTCTAGCTCTGTAATCTCTCTCGTGGACATCGCATCGACTACCGCCTGAGGTCAAGGTCCCGCACTCAGCACACGGTTGAGGGAATCTACTCATTGGAAGCAAACCCTTTACCGATAAACGAGACAGACGCAACATCCATCATGCGTTTAGTGTCGCTACCGCACAGGTGGCACTCTGGGGTGACATCACGCTTCTCGATACCTCGCAGTTCATACATCTCATGCCCGCAAGCTTTCAATTCGCATTTGTATCTATACAGAGGCAAGGGACACCCACCTGACCTTGTCTATTGGGACTTCAATGAACTTCTCGTCCTCGGTGTATTTTGTTTTCTTCTTTACTATCTTGCAATCTTGCAGGTCCTCGCCCGTGACGACAGCAGCGTGAGTCCACTCGTGATTCAGGGTAATGAACCTGACCTCAGCATGTGCATTTAGGAATTTGAGTTTGCGTGCCGAGTAGTGCAGTGAGTCAAAAGGGAAGTCTCTTCCTGACCAGTTGTGCTTGACCTCTACCTCAATCTCAAAGTCCTTACCAAACCAATCAGCTAGTAAGTCGATGCCGTAAGGGTCAGGGTTTACTCGAGCCTGCAATCCAAGAGTGCTGAGGTAGTCAATGACAATGTGCTTTGCTTGGTCGTCACTGTCGTAAAGAGCTTGGTCAAATGGTTTCATCGCTCACCTGACAACACAACGAGATCACGCCTCGGGTCGTAGCCTTCGCCGACAACCATCGAAACAATCCCTGTTGGAGTGTTGCGTCCCATGCCCGTTCTATCTGCAAACCACATGCTACCGCCGTCCATTGAGGGTATCTGCACCCAAAGTCGATGATTGAAGTTCCTAACGGCGTAATGATGGTAGTGAGCCGTGACCAAGACCTCAGCTGCTCCCACGCCCTCATAAGGCGATGCCAAGCTCTGACCCTGCCACCACTTCAAGGGGTCACGAATCTGATGCCCGTGAGCGAATCCGACCATCATGCCCGAAAGATTGACGGCCAATGTCGTGTTGTCCCTCTCAGGGAAGCGTCCCGTGACATGTTGCAGGTCGGGGTTCTCCTGACAGATGTCTAGGACTTGTTGGACAATCTCTACCTGAAAGCTGTCCATCGGGTCGGTGATGAGTTGCCTGTGAGACTCGTCGTGGTTACCTGGCACGACTGGAATGATGAGTTCGTTTGTCAGGGGAGCGAAAGCCTTGACCCACTCTAAGAGAACTCTGCGTCCTACTCGTATCTGTGAGGTGAGGTCAAGGTCTAGTCGTCCTGCTATCTTTCCGCCTTGAGATACGACACCCTCTATGCAGTCTCCCATCTGTGGGATTGCAATAGGACCTACCCCCCTCTTTTTTATTTCTTGCTGTCTAGCGAGTGCTTCCTCAAGTGCTCGCCTTACTCGTCCGACAGTGCCCTCGGTCCCGTCACCTGCGTCCTTGCCCCATTGTGTGTCACCTATTGCATAGATAGCAGTGAGGTCGCCTGTTGCTGGTTTGGCTGCACGAGGTGGTCGCCACTTCTTTATTTCCTTTTCCAGCTCACTAGCATCAAGCATCGTGCCTGCGTATGATCTGGGCTTGAGAGAGACTCGATAGCTGTTGAGCCACTCACCACTTCTGCCACCTTCCCACTTGGAGCGACGAACCGAAACAACAATCCAGTCCTTCGGGTCAAGCTCGAACTCTGCAAGCAAGTCCTCGGCGTTAGTCACTTCCTCATTACGAGGTGTCGAGACAAAGTATCCACCATCAGCGTCAAGCTCAAGCTGGGGTCGCCAAGCTTCCTTTGGTGGTTTGTTTACCTTGTCACTACCTCGTGACGACAGAGAGTTCAGGTCCTCAAGCATCTAATAAGCCTAACTTCTAAAGCAAGCACACACTCGTAAGCGGTGTTTACTGATTGTCGTGTCAGCCAAACTTACGCCCTTTGTCCTCAGTGCGTTTGAGAGCGTCTTGTGCTTCCAGCGTTCGGTGTCAGCCAGTGCGTCCTCAAGAATCTTCCTGTCAGAATCATCGAGAGACGAAAGGGTTTCTTTGACCTTGCAGTAGACGCTCTTGCTCTCGGGTGGGGTTAGTCCTTCTAGCATTAGAAAAGCTGCTCCTTGTCTTTCTCGTCATTGTCTTTCTTTTGTTGTTGAGCAAACTTGAGTCTGCCCTCAATGATCGGGATGTAGTCCTCGGTCAGTTCGATACCGACAAACCGAAAGCCCTCAAGGATTGCTGCCTTGCCAGTTGAGCCTGAGCCTGTAAACGGGTCTAGGACTGTTCCGTTAGGAGGAGTTACAAGCTTGACTAGGTAACGCATTAGGGCAGTTGGTTTGACTGTGGGATGAGTATTCTTTCTTGGCGTTTCAGTCATACCTGCGTAACCGCCATTCTTTGCACCTGCACTGCCGACTTTTCTACCCGTTACTTCACTCGGGTGAGTGTCTGGCAAATACTCTAGCCCTTCATTCCTGTCACGCTTTGAGGCTTTAGCTACATAGAAAAAACGAGATGCACCGCCTGAGTCCGAGTGACCCATTGGCTGACCAACATCTGAGCGTTCGACTGTTTGACCCATTATTCCGCCCGAGCGACCAGTTGAGTTAGCTGGCCGAATTGTTGCCTTGCTTCTACTTATCCCACTCTGCTCATCCAGAATCTCTGCGCTGTATTCGTCAAGGATTACATTTGCAGGCCAGCGACCTGTTGTAAAGTCTTGCTCTCCAGTTCTTGAACTACCATGCAATCCATTACCATAAACACCAGTTGCCGACTCACCTTTTTGTTGAAACTTTGGCACTCCGTCTTTTGCCGCTATCCTGCTGCCATCTATGTTCAACGCACCTGTGCCATGAGTTAGGACATTTTCTGCGACTGTTCCGATCAGGGGTTTGCGAGCGACAACGATAGGTTCGAAGGCAGGCTTGAGTGCTGTTCCCCATCCTTCCCATTGTTGAGCTTCAGGTGTTGAGGGTGCTGTGATGTCTACTTCGCCTAACTCCCTAGCTTGTTGAGTCCACTCATCTTGTGCAAAAGTATTGCCTCCTGGTATGCGAGTAGTTTTTGTGCCGACAACTTCTCTTTCTGCCCCTGCTGCCTTGTCTATCGCCTTCGAGACATCTAGCGACTTAGGGAAACCTGACCCATACATCCAAGCGATTGAGTCCCTGACCTCGAACCCTGCATCCTCGATTGCGACTGCGACTCTGTGCCAAGTGCGTGTTCCGCCGAAAGACAAAAGATGACCGCCTGGCTTTAGGACTCTTAGGCACTCTTTCCACAACTCAACCGAGTAAGCAATGCCAGATGAATCCCACTTCTTCCCCATGAACCCCAGCTCATAAGGTGGGTCGGTGACGATGGAGTCAATCGAGTTATCTTCTAGGGTCGGGAGGACATCGAGGTTTGAGCCGATGTGGACCGTGTAGGTTTCGCCTTCTAGCATTAGATTGTGATGTCGTTTTCGTCGGCGATCAAGGTCTGCACTAGCTGAATCAGGTGCGGGTGATTCGCTGACCCGAGTGATGCTTTGTCGCTTAGGTAGCGTGACAGGTCACGACGGATTGCATTGAGGTCGTTGTCCCAGATTAGGTTGTCGTCGTCTAGGAGTGCAGCAGCTTGCTTGAAGTCTGCGTAGAGCCTCTCGTTACTTCTCTTGCGGATAGATTTTCTCATAGTGTCCTTGGTCGTATTCGTCGATGTAATCGTTCAGGTCATCAAGGTAGACATAGTCGCCATTGTCTCTGTTCATGCTACATTCTTTAGCTAGTCGAAGGATGGCAAGGCGTTCGTCTTTTCTTCCTTGCTGGTAACTAAGCACGCTACTGCGTGCAATTAGGTCGTTTAGGTCACTCATCTTCTTGCACCTCATCTGCTACTTGTGTAATCGGTTCTAGTGGGACATTCACCCCGTGCATCCTCTCAACTCGGAGGTGCTTGGCTAGGCTGCGAATCTTCTCGACTCGAAACCCTGACCAACGCTTTGTGTCGGTCTCGACGACAGGTGCTGACATCAGCCCCATCTCTTTGAATCGCTCAACAGCCTTGACGGACTTGTCAAGTCGCCTGGTCTGATACTTGATGCCCTCTTGGTCCATCACCCTTAGGGTTTGCATACATTGAACGCAATTAGGCTTTGTCCAAACTGTCACGACTAGGTCACTCATAAGGTCGCTCCTGTCGACTTCTCAATCTCAGGCTTGATTCTTTCGACGGCCTCGATTGCGTATTCGTAACCACGCTCCTCAACCTTTGTAAGTTTCAGGTTCCTCTTGAGCTTGACCTCAAAGGACATCTTGCGAGCTGCGAACTCTGCACCGACACGGATACCCATTGAGTAGGCTTCGTCCAGCTCCTTGCAGAACAGCTTGTCAGCGATTTCATACTTGACTTCTCGTAGAATCTCACGCATTGTCAATGTTCTCTCCTCGTAGTTCCCTTGATGTCCAAGACAGCACCTCGCTTGCAAGATGGTCGCCCTGATTGTGCTTTGCGTTTGACAGCTCGTCAATGCCATTGACTGCTGCCTCAAAGCCCGAGTTGAATGATGCCATCTCGAGCGAGTCAAGGTAGAGGCTCAGCTTGTTGCGGAGCTCTTGTGTTAGTTCACTCATTTGCTTTCCTTTACAGCTTGTAGGTCGGTTAGGTTGATGCGGATTGTGCGAGCACTAAACCGCTGTGCAGGTAGCTTGCCTGATTGAATCCAGCTCCGAATCGTGTTCGGGTGGACCGATACCTTCTCGGCAGCTTCCTTGATAGTCAAATACATTGTCACCTCCCTAGCACTATGTCGGCGAATAGAAACGGCAGTCCGTGAATGACTGCGAGTGCAAACCACGCAACTAGCGTGATGAGTAGATAGCCGATAGGTCGGCGAATTGCATACCAGATTTTCATTTCCCGTATTTCTCTGTCATTTGAGACTGGAACTTGAAAAGTCCCCTAAGAACAATGTCTGCAGGACTAATTGTTGTTGCCCTAAGGAGGCGGTTATACATTCTGATTTCTGCCTCTGTCATTTTGTTGATAATGCTGCTGTTCATTTTGTTTCCTTTCTTTTGAGGCTTCCGCCTCCCTTGTTGTTAATACAAGTATGGCACAATACGCAACACTACGCAACTATTTATGCAAGTTTTTTAGAAAATTTTTTAGAGGAAAATGATGCGTATTTCAGCACCCTGTTCACGCTGATCAGCGTAGAACTTGCGAGCTACTAACTCGACTACTTGGGAGTCGTCTCCCCAAATCATGCCGTCGCCTGACTTACCTGTATCTACACCCTGCCCGATGCCGTCACCGACAGCCCTTACAAGTTTGTCAAGTCAAAGGTCGGGAGGCACGATAGGCAGCTCCCGACGACTCCTCTTTACGGTCTTGGGTCTCTCTAAAAAGAAATCCACCTCAAGTCTCACGGGACCGAGGTGGATGTTCTCACCCGAGAAGGGCTGGCAAGCATCTGCGATTGCCTTACGCCACTTCTTTAGGTTGGCTGACTGAGCCTCAACTAATCTGCCGTTGAACACCCGCTTTGAACCTTGCGGGGTAGGTCTGCCGACGACAGTTAGTTGAATCACCGTTAGAACGGAGCGTCAGCGGTTATCCGTGCGTTGTTCACATGAACAGCAGCGGAGGTCTTTGGTTGATTGTTCTTGTCGGTGTACTCCTCGACCTTGACGGACAAGTCACCTGAAATGGATACATGGTCGCCCTCGGCAACCTTCTGGTCAGTCCAGACGGTGTAGTAACGCTTAGCGTCCTCACCGTTGCGTAGTTTGAAGTGCTCTACTGCACGAAAGCCGTAGCCCTCAATGATCTTGAACACCTCAGCGTTCTCAATTTCTATCTTTGCCATTTCCTTCTCTTTCTATGTGTGACGGATTCACGCAATCCACTTTGCCACAGATTCTGATTCCCTGCAACACTGGCTCGCCTTCATCGTCGACAGGTGTGATGAAGTCATAAGCATAGTGACCGTGCCAGACAATACAGCCGTCAATCTTCTGCATCTTTCTTGCTCGGCAGTCTTTGCATAGGTCATTGTTCTTTCTGCTGGTTGACTCAACCCAAGTTATCCCACACCTCAGACATTGTGTTACGACTTCAGGCATTTGACGCACCTAACTATTGAATTACCGTGAGGGCATTGAGGAGGAGGTGTTGCACTTTCGGCAAGCTTGGCCTGCTCGTTTAGGAACTCTTGTGAGGCTTCACGCTCTCGCTGTTTGCGAATAGCCGTCGGGTCAACCTCGGGAGCTGAGGCAGCGTTCTCCCAAGCGTCGTTGTTTAGCCAGGTGGCAGGGTATTTCGTGTAGTCGGGGTCACGCTTCGGATCGTTGCGGTAGGCAATCACCCCAGCGAGGATGTCCTCAAACTTCGCTCGCTTGAGTGCAGACTTGAAAGCCCTGAACGCTTTGGCCTTGTCGAGCTTGCGAGGGTATGCGTTCCAGAACTCGTTGAACAAACTCTCTGTCTTAGAGTGTGTTTCTCTATTAGTGTTCTTCTCTAATAATTGTTCTTCTTTATGTCCGTTGACTGTTCCGTAGTGGAATGATTCCGTATCGGAGTCGTCCGTCGACGGTTTGTTGATGTTCGGGTCTTTGATTATCCATGTCTTAGCGAGGTAACGACCATCGGGTCCCTGCTTCTGCTCCCAAGCTAACCAGCCCTTGTCAATCAGAAACTTTGAAGCTTGGTTTATTGCGTAACGACCAAGAGTTGTCTGTCGCTCTATCTGCCCATAAGTCAGCTCGTAGCCGTCAGCATGACTTAGAAGGTATGCGAGAAGTCGGAAGGCATTTGGTGAATACTGGGGATCACGCACAACCCAATTCGGGACTGTGGTGTATTGCGTCGATTCGTGGCGATAAATTCTTTGGATTCCGCTATCGCTCATTATTGCTCCTGTCTCTGGCAACGCCTAGACTAAGAGCTGCCAGTAGTCTCATTACTGGTATTCGCAGGGTCGGTGTGTTTGGCATCGGCCCTGCTTCTATTTTACTACTCACCTGACACCCACTTCACCGCTTGCGGTAGCGTGACTGAGTGCATTGAACCTGGCTTTTGTTGTGATGACTTTAGATTGTCGGTAAAGGTATCGCTAACAGTTGGAGTTGGTAGGTTGACTTGCACTCCCCTATCTTGTATCTGCAATTCCTCAAGCAGTGATCGAAGTGCTAGCTCCGCCTGCTGCGGAACCACTCCATTGCCACAAGCCTTTAGTTCTTCGTTGCGAGTCAGTCCGCAATCGGTTATCCATCCCTTGGGAACACCCATCATCCATTCTGTGAACGCCGATGATAGGCGATGGTTGCCGTCCTTGCCGTCTGGCTTTGTCGGAGCAGGTGCAGGTCTGTTGAGGATTTCTTCCCAGCGTCGGATCGCTGGCTCGAACTTGCCCCAGTTGACATTATCTCTTGCAAGAACTTGAGCCTCTACCTTGAGCCTGTGCTTTGGGTTGTTGTTGTCTAGTTCCGACTTTGCAACTGTGTTTCCATCAACCGCTGTTGGAGTTGGCATAAGCAGCACCTCACCGCTATTGAATACAGCCCTAGCAACTGTGTCAGTTTGCACTACGCCGTCACGCTCGTGTGGTTCTGTGCCGTCTTTGTGGTCACGAGTTGTGGGAGTTGGCAAGACATTCTCTGATTGTCGACTTACTTTGAGCCCATTGAGTTTTGCAATGTCCATTGCATTGTCACGAATCCCAACTGTATTGCCTCGTTTGCGAGCTTCATCCTCGCCAAGTGCTCCGCCCTCACCTTGACTAGCTATTGGGGAACGCAGTAATGAAGATTCTGAATCGGTTGTGCGGAGCTCCTGCATCGGCAGCTCGAACACCTCGCCATTTCGCATCATACCCGAGGTCGGCCAAGTCTGCGAGAACGGCTCCAAGTGCTCGCATAGTAGGCTCTCCGTCCCCAAAGTCTCCCATACAGAACGGGCAGGGTTCCATCTCAGGGTTGGATGCTGTTGCACTAAGTAATCCTCGGACATTTTCTATTACCACCAATCTAGGTCTAATTGTTTCTATTGCTCTTGCAAACTCGCTCCATAATCCTGAGCGTGTTCCTGCTTTCAATCCCGCACGCTTTCCTGCCATAGACAAGTCTTGACACGGGAATCCTCCTGTAAGAATGTCAACCTGCTCCACCTGTGAGAAGTCGACCTTTGAGACATCACGATAATTAGGAACACCTGGGAAATGCTTTTCAAGAATCTTTGAAGGTGCATCGTCCCACTCGCAATGCCAAGCCACTTCTGCACCTGTGACATTCGCAACAGCTAGATCGAGTCCGCCGTATCCGCTGAATAGTGAGCCGATTCTCATAGCAGATTACCGTTCATTAGTTCTTCGTAAGCTTTGCGTGCTACCCAATCCCTCGATCCTCCTGCCCAGCGACCAGCGTTGAAGTATAACTTTTTCTGTTCTTCGCTAGGAGTGTAGACCTGCCGTATGACAACTAACGGCTCAGGGACAGGTTCTCTTGCTATTTCCTTGCTCTCTAGTGCTGCTTCCCTCATAGACCGAGCGACTAGTTCTGGGTCTTTCATTTCTCTCCTTGTTAGATAAGGAACATCGGCGGGTGCGTCTCTGCTTTCGTTCCGTTTGGTAACAATAGATACCACTTCTTCTGCATGTTGTCAAAGACTGGCGTGTCGAATCCGTCCCATTGTCCCAGCTTCCAGCCCATCTCACGAGCGTTGGATGCGACCTGAGCGTTCTGCTCCATTTGATAATTCAGCCAGGCACACACACGAATTAGGTTGTCGTAGCGGTCTAGTTTTGTTGACCCGCCCATACCTCGATTGCGTCGGTGATGCACTTGCAGAGGCTCGTCATCTCCGCAGTGAATACAGTAGGGATCCCGCTCTCGGAGTTGTAGTGACATCTTCCGAGTGACCGCCATTGTTACCTCACAATTTCATTTCAGACTGGACAAGTTTAGCTTGTGTCTGCACCGCCATAATCGCCGTCTCAAGCCCTTTGATTTTCATTCTGATACGGTTAGCCTCGGCCTTCCTCAAATCCCGTTGTAAGCGAGCGTCGGCTGCCTCAAGGCGTGCTAAGGCATTGCGGTCAGCAACGGTTCCCTGATGCTTTATGAAGGCTTTTTGTTCGACTAGATCGAGAGTGTGTTCTGCCTCAGCCAGCGACACCTCGGCTTCGTAAAGTGCCTCTGCACCCTTAGAGTTCTCCGCCGTCAGTTCGGCTAGGTGCTTCTGAATCTCTGAGGGAGTCACTTAGCACCAACAAGTGATGAATAAGCTCACGGTTCCAGAACGCAGCGTCATCTCTTTGCCCCTCCCTTAGAGCCATCAGATACGCCTGCTCCAGTTCCGCTATCTTTGCGATCAGAACCGAGTGCTTCGCCACGAGCCTTCACCTTCTCTAAGACCTCTTGCGATGCGTTCGCTGCCTTAGCTTGTGCGTAGAGAAACCTAAGCCCCTCTACATCGGTAAGTTTACTAGCCTCGGCTTCGAAGTCACGCTGAGTAACTTGTTCGACCTTTTCCATCTCTTGCCGACTAGCCAGAGTCTTAGGGTCTTTGTTTGCTGCATACCCACACAAGGCAAGTGCCCTACCGACAGCTGAAGTCTCTCCGTTGGCAATGAAGTCAACAGAGTTTGCACCTGCCCCGCCCTCGGTTTCAGTTGCGTGTCCCGTTGCAACGGCTAAGCGGTTCGCCTGGTCACCTGCCGACAAGAAAACAGAAGCCTTTATGACTACCGTTCTAGGGTTTGTTTCTGTGAGACTCACAATCTCAGTCTCGATCCTGGCGTCAACATTGTCAGCCTGAAACTGAACCAACCTCTCCGCTACTGTTGCATACTTTGACAAGTCAAATCTCGCCATCATCATCCTCGCTTTCATCTACTATTAGCCATCCTGTTCCAATCCAGAATGGGACATCTATTCCGTGTATGTAAATCCGCTCAAGCTGCCGTGCGTCATTTAGAACTACACCTGACACTTGACCCGTAACCATAGTGGGGTCCTCGCCCTGTCGCATAAGTGTTATTGCATCGCCTAGAAATACTTGCATTACTTTAGGACCTTTAGGAAAGGCCTTCCTCCGTTCCTTGATTCACGAGCTGCAACATAATACTTCTGCCCGTCTTGCATAAAGTATGCCCTCTTAGCCCTGCCCATTGCGTTCAAGACTTCCGACTTGATTTTCCTGAGTTCTCTTTCAGCCTCGTCAAAAGCGGTCTGAGCATTAGCCAGATAGTGTAGCCCGTCAATTTCTATCTCCTCATCGTCGATGTCAGGGTGCAGAGTTCGCACCGCTTCATAAGTTGACTCTGATCCATCCCAGTCAGGCTGAGTGCCGTCGGTTACATACTTCCAGAACCGCTTACTTTGGTCAATTAGAACTTGCTCCTCAAAGTCGTCACGCTCAACCCAGTGCTCGACCCAAGCCATGTTCACGACCCCGACAATCACCGCACGCTTGACACCCATCACCGCCATGTAGTGACGCACCTGAGCGATGTAAGTCGCAGGGATAGTGTGCCAATAGTTCCGAGAGGTCTTGACCTCAACAATGACCCACTCGCCGTCTACCTTTGCTAAGGCATCAGGGTTAGCCTGCATGAACTTGTGCTCGGGGTGACGATAAGTTCCCGTTGTGTATAGCTCCCACTCAGGGTGCTCCTCTTGCAAGAGATCGAGAATCGGCTGTTCAAACTTCTGACCGAATCGCACTGCCCAGTTAGTCAAAGGCTCGGGGATTATCTGACCCGTCTTGACAGCCCACAGATGGAACGGAGACTGGAAGGGACTCAAGCCCATAGCAACACCTACCTCAGAGCCTCCTAAGCCCTCAGAGCGTGCCTCGTGCCAGTCTGAAGTGCCGTTCTCAAACATCCCGACTAGCTCTGCGTCATTGAATGTCTGCGGTGCGTGAACTTTCATTCTTCCTCCTTGTTAGTTAGGCTTACTCTATGCCTGGGGACCGACATTTATCAAGTCGGTATTTGGCCTTCCTGAAATTGACTAATGAAGTCGACCCTGAGTGTCAGCGAGTTCCTGACTTGTTCTTCCCCGAGGACTATCCCGATCCTGAGAAGCGGTTGCTTGCAACGAAAGCAGCAAAGAAAATCTGTAAAGAGTGTCCGATGATGGCGGAGTGCTTTACTTACGCACTCGAGACGAATCAACGCTGGGGAATCTGGGGAGCAACCTCGTCAGACGAACGCTAATTTGACAGCCTCACGGCGACTGCCTAGATTATGCGTATGCACGACGCTAGAGAGTATTTGAAGTTTGCCAACGCAATCAAGAGAGCTAAATCCACACCGCCTTGTATGGAGACTGACCCTGAGTTGTGGTTCCCCGATACTGGCGATGGTAGAGGTGCTGCACGGATAGCGAAACGCTTTTGTGGGGATTGCCCTGTGCAGAACGAGTGCTTGACTTATGCCCTAGTCACAATGCAGCAGGACGGTATCTGGGGTGGGCTTACTGCGAAGGAGAGGAGTCGTCTGCGAGGTCAGGGTCGTAATCGTTCGGTAGGTCGTCCCAGTCGAAATCCCCATCCTGCTCAACCTCAAGAGCGTCCTTGACGGCCTCCGAGTCAGACTTAGCAACAGCAGCCCTGTAAGCGTTCTGAATGTCGTTGATTTCTAGGCGACCCTTCCAAGCAAGTGAGACACCTACTGTCGTAAGGACAACGGCAAACGCCGAACCAACACCAATGATCGAACCCATTAGCCAGTCACCTGCAACCGCACCGACAGCGGTCCCTCCGAAGAAGGTTGCAAGAGTTAGTCCTAGCGAACGCAGTCCGAACTGCTTTAGGTATTCCTTCACTTGAGCTCCTTCTTGCAATGTGGACAGGCGTAAACTAGTTTACTTTCGCCCTGCTCCACCAACGCTTCGTCTTTCGTGTCCGCTTGTTTCGCTTCTGGCCTTTTGATGTTTTCGAGAATGAGTTTGTAGAGGTCGACTTTTGCTGAGGTGACACCAAACACTCCCTTCAAGGTGCGACTAGCAGTTGCGTGTAGGTGAGGTCCTGACGAGACTCCTGAGTTGCCGATCAACCCGACGGTCTGTGACTTAGTGAGTTTGTCGCCGACTTTGTAACCTGGCTTCGTGTCCATGTGGCAGTAGCCGAGATACCAGACCTTGCCATCTTTGTCCATTGCGGTTTGAACTAGAACCCACCCGAGGACTTTTGAATACTGAATGAGGCGAACAGTGCCCTTTGCGATGGCAGGGATGCGTGTGCCTTTAGGTCGTGCCCAATCTGTTCCCGAGTGAGGTTGCATACCTCGAGCCTTGCGGAAGTCTGAGAGCGTGCCGTAGTGGCCCGTGATGTATTTGTCAGGGTAGGGCAGTCTCCAATCGGCTTCACGCTTCACTAAACAGACCTGCCTATAAATGTGATTACGGTTGCGATGATTCCTGCTGCTCCGACAGCTCCCCAGAGCTTCTTCTCGATAGCCCTTAGACGAATCTCGTGATCCTTGATGTTGCGAGTGGCCCATTCTGCGTGACTCATGTGACGCTCATCGTTTGCCCCAATGCGAGCCTCTAGTCGCTCGAACCTGATCATTAGTTCGACTGCCCATTTAGGGGTTAGCTCGTCATCGCTCATCTACACACGCTCCAATGCTTCAAGTGGTGTAGGTTTACAGACTATTTTACAGGACGATTACAGCAGCTTCTTCAGCCGTCAAAGGCTCGCCTGCAATCAACTTGGCCTTAGCCGAATCCTTGAGTGCCTGCCTGTCTGCCTCTGCCTGCTCCTGAGCAAGTCTGTCGGCTTCTGCCTGAGCTGCCATTGCTTCACGCTCGGCTATCTCCTCATCGGTTAGAGGCACGACTGTTCTTTCCCCAGTCGAGCAGTCCACAATGAGTTTCGTTGGTTTGTCTGTCATAGTTTTATTTTACCTGTCTGTTAGCTAACTGTTACTCCGCCAGAACTTCCAGCGGTCACCCCATAGAGAGTTGCGCTGCTGTATTGCACGAAGTTTGTGCTGCTTTGCGGTGTCAAAGTAATGCTGTTGATTGCATCTGTGCCAGTCCACAGCCCTGCAATTAGTTCCTGCCCAATACCTGTGCCATTGTTCTCGCCAGTTGCATCTAAGCTGAACGACTTTGCTGATGAGCTTGTGTAGTTAGGAATGTAAAATCCCGCTGATGAAAATGTGGAAGCAGTCTGACCTGATGAGGTAATCCAGCCATCTGCCAATCTTCCACCTGTAATGCTGTTCGAGCTTGCAGTTGTCCAAGACCCAGAAACTACTGAGCCGTTTTTGTTTGTCAAATTTCGTGCCGAATAACCAGTCGAGCTTGAATTGAATTGAAAAATCAAGGCAGCAAAATCTGAGTCTGTGCATCTAACAGACAGCTTCAAGTAAAGGTCTGTGTAATCAGCAGGTATCGAGCTAAAGGTAATAGAAGCCTGCCCACCCGAACCTACCTCAATGTGTTCTATAACTGTCATACTCATAACTAACTCACTATCCCAAATAGATTTATTCTCGAGCCAGAAGAAAAACTACTTGTAGTCAAGTAACACTCAATGCTTGTAATGGCATTTGTGTTTGCCCAGCGTGAAGCATAAGCAAGAACATACTCACCTGTGTTGTTGCTTCTTACTAAAGTGGTTTTGTGCTTGTCTGTTGCTGAAGCATCAAGG